TCAGAGTAAAGTTTCCGGCTTCCTCGATTGTGAAGTTAGGGTTGTCACGCCTTTTAAGAACGAACAGAATTGCCTTCAAGTTCTTGCCCTTTGGTGTGCCGTCTCCAACTACCTGGTCGATTGAGATACCGGTTAGATTTTCGATTGTTTCTACTTCGTTTAGCGTTAGCTGCTCGAAGTCGATTGCCTGGTCACTCATGGTTTCCTCATCTCGGTTTAGGCGGTGCGTATTGCGCTGCCAGTTTGTCAACTTGCTCCTTGTAGGTTGCAAGTATCTTGTCTCGATTGTATCCGAGTGCTTTAGCCAAGAAGGGATTTGGCGCTATGTTTTTGTAAATAAAGTATTGCTTGTCGTAATACCAGCCCCAGTGAATTGGCCCGGCATACGGAACAGAAGCTCCACCAGCTCGAACGATAGCCGTCGTAATTGTTGACATAGGTCGAATGCTTCTGACCAGGCGCCCGGTGCTGTTTTTGAAAACAGCGTCTCGTTTGGCTGCCTGAGCGACGATTTGAGCCGCTTCGTTATTGGCAGCCTTTAGCGCTTTGTCTGGTGCGCCCATAACTGAGAGCCACTCTGACGTAGCACGAACACCGTCAAGTCGAACCGGCGAGTCGGCCTTTGTGAGGTCGTTCGCTGGCCGTCCTGACGGCGTCCGCGTTGCCATGAGTGTTTAGGCAGTTACGTCGACGGTTACGCCGTAGTAAAGCTTGCTGGCTACGTCGAGACCAGTGTTTACTACTCGAAGCGTTACCTCGAATGAAGCGTCCTCACCAGCGGTTAGCGCTAGAGGAGGTAGTTCGTTGAAGACGACTGAGCCGGTGTAACTCGGGGTCTGTGCTCCAGCGGTCGTGCCGTTAGGGTTGCAAACGAACGGAACTTCAGTGCCGAAGTTTTCCCAGAGTAGGCGGTAGAGCGAGGTCGAGTCGCCTGAGACGATACCGGAGAGCTTGAGAGCCCACTCGCCATTAGGACGAACCTCGGTCATGGTGCGCTGTCCACCAGGTGCGTCACCTAGAGTCAGCTCGAACATGTTGATGTCTGGAGCGTAGGTGTCTCCGTCGAGGGTGAAGATGATGTTTTGACCGACAATGCGGGTCGAAGCAGCCATTTGATTTCCTTAGATTGTGATACGCAGGTCTACTCGAACCGTTGCGGCCAAGTATTCTGCGTTATTGGTTTGCAGTGTGTAGGGCTGACCTACGTCGACGAGGCCGGCGTATTGTGGCAGAGCCAAGATTGTGTCTTGAATCAGCTGGTCGAGTGTTTCTGTTGCTTGCTTGTTTGTCGCCGTCTGACTAACCAGCATTAGGTCAAGTCCCATAATGAACTCTGACGCAATACTGGAGCGGGTCAAATAGGTTCCTGACGCGGCTATGACGATAACTGGCGGTATAAAACGCTCTGGAACATAGTCCATAACTTTCAAACCTTCGTCCATGAGCACAGCACTAAACTGCGCTTTGGCCGTAGTTAGTTCGCTCGTCATACGGCGAAACCTACGTAACGCTCCAGGAGACGACGAGCGTGGTTCGAGGGGTCAAGTGCCACTCTTACCGGTGCGCCGTCCATAGAAGCGAACTGAGCGACGCCGTTAGGCGCACTGCGACGGTGAAACTCCTCTGAGGCTACGTTTAGCACTGAAAGGTCAATTACAGAAGCGGGCACAGTGGCCTCGCCTACGTAAGAGTCCACCCAGGCGATAGCAAGGTCGAGGCAGTCGTCAACGAATTGAGAGTCCTCAGCAGTGCCAACGTATTCGCGGAATTGTTCCACCGTCACAGTCATTACGAACCTACTAAGCGGTGACGTCGAGCTTGACGATTGCGCCGAAACGTGGAACAGCAACAGCCATGTAACCGTAGACAGAAACGCTGTCGGTTAGGGTCGTGATGTCCGAGTCGGTCAATCTCGCAGGCTGGCCAGCAGACTCCATGATGATAAGAGCCTGGCTGTTAGCCATGTAGCAGACGCCTGAAGCCAACGAAGGGTCGACAATGATTGGTAGACCAAAGACCGAGCCTGAAAGGCCTGGAATCTGTGCTGAGCCAATAGTGTTCGAGCCGTCGCCGTTGGTTGACAGGATTGGACGTGCGTCCGCACCGGCAACCGAAACGATTGACACGTAAGCGCTGGTCGAGGCCAAGATGAACTCTGGGCGAAGACCGGTCTGGTTGAAGATGTACGCTGCGCCGTTAGCGATACCGGTAGCCAGTGAGGCTGCGGTTCCGCCGTCTGCGTCGAACTCTTTGCCGTTGAAGTCAAGGGCTGCAAGAGTCGCAACTACCTTAGCGTTGGTTGCGCCTGCGTAAGCAAGTGACAAGCCCTGGAAGACCTGGTCAAGAGTGTTGACCTGGCTGCGCTCGATGTACTGCTTGGTGAACGAGCTGTAACCGCCGTAGGTCTTGACTGGGACAGAGATGGTCTCGAAGGTCAAGTTACCAAATGCGAGTTCTTCGCCTTCTGGGTCTTGAACGTCCACATCAAGGGTGTTCGAGTCAATCTGTGCGTATTCAACGGTTAGACCGGTTGCCGGTAGTGGCGCGCGGCTGAATGCTGAAAGGGTTGGGCGGTTGTTGGCGATTAGACCGTTAATGTATCCGAACCATGGTGCAACGATAGCGGCGTCTGCCGAGGTCGAAGCGGCGCGGAATAGTTCAACTGCGTCAGAGTCACCAGAAACGGCGGCCTTGACGTATTCGCCCTGGCTCTTGAAGCGGGTGAATGCTGGAGCGCTTGGTGCGGTTGGAGCAACGTTGGCCTCAACGGTGCGACGTAGCTCGGCTACCTCGTCCTGGATTGAGCGAACGTCGAGTTCAATGTTTTCAGACAATGAAGACTCACTTTCGGGGGTAGGGGTTTCTTCGACTTCAGCCTCTGGCTGCTCGTCTCGGACTTGGGTAATAGCAGCGCCGGCGAAGGCAGGCCAGATTACGGCTGAGACTTCCTTAAGCGCTACTTTGGTGCGAGTGATTACGTTACCGTCTCGCTTTTCTTCAACCGGAATAAAGCCGACTGAAAACTTATCTACTGAACCGGTGCGGATTAGTTCCAGCACGTCGTTACCGAGAGTCGTCGAAGCAATTTTGCCAACGATTTCGTAACCTGCTTCAGTTTCGCGGCCTTCAACTACGTGGCCGATGATTTGTTCGTGGTTCCAAAAGAGCTTGACGTCGTCGACGTTCTCAATCGCTCCAGGCACGAAACGCTCGATGTATTTGCCACCGATGTCAGCGCCCTCGCCGTAGGGAACAGCGAGACCGGTTACGGTGCGCTCTTCAGCGTCCTCGAGTCTTAGCTCGAAGTCTCTAGTTTCTAGGTTCAAAGGTTTTCTCTTTCTCTAACTTCTTCGACCGTCATGAACGGCTCTCCAGCAAGTGCAGTTGAATACATGTTGAAACGGCTCTCCATGTCAGCTGCGAATAGGCTCTGATAATCAAAAGCGACTCGAGTGCCTCGCGGTAGGCAGTTGCTTAGTGCTTCAGCGATTACGTCGGTGTATGCCATGAGCGTGTGACGGTAAAACACCTGGTTCTCGTCTTGCAGGTTCGTGTAGGTGTCGCTCGAGCCGTCAACACCGGTCAGGAGTAGACGAGCCGGCACACCGAACATACGAGCAATTTGCTGAACGCTCTGTGAAGCGACCTCGGTCATGAGTGCGTCACGTGGCGATAACTGAACGTGCTGGAAGTCGAAGCCGTTGCCTAGAACAGCGATTTGGCGTTGCTGCTGCTTAGTGTGCCAGGCGGCGGTCATGGCCTCGGCGTCGGCGCTGGTCAAGTCACGAGTCGACTTGATTACACCAGTCGGAACACCTGACGAACTAAACCAGTTGGTTTGGTAGTCACGAAGGTCTAGTGCAGCTCGAACGTCAGGAGCGCAACTCTCAAGAATCGAAGTGCCACGTGCGTAGCCTGAGCGCGGCATTAGGCGCAGGTGCTCAATGTCGACCGAGGTGTAGGTCTTGTTGTTGTAGTCGAAAAGTATTTGTGTGCCGGTCTCGTCGTAACGAACGGTCACTGCCCAGGCTGGCAACTGGAACACCTGGACGATACGGCCTTGAGAGTCAAACTGCTTTAGTAAGTAGGCGTTGCCATACATGGCCAAGTCGACGACCATTTGGTAAAGCAAGTCTCGGCGAGTTACGTCGATAGACGGACGGTTCACGAAAATTGGGTTCTCGATTTTGACGCTGACTCCACCGGCAAAACGGTAGGTCTCAAGAAACATTTTCGACACTGGTGTGGCTAAAATCTGAACGGCACGAGCTACGGCTGTAAGGGTAAGTGCGGTTTCGGGGTTCGCCTGCGTCGTTGAGCGAGGCGGTATCACCGGCGGAGTAGTGCGTGTTTCACGCTGTCCGAGTATGCGTTGGAAGATGTTAGCCACCTACTAAGTAAAGCCCCCCTTTACAAATTACGCAAATTAGAACACGCCGATGACAGACTCCTCTTTGCTCGAGGCAACATAGACGGCGAACAGGGTTGCCAGGAGTGCGTCGATTTCGCCAAACGACGATACCCGGCTGAGATACCAAGACTCGCCGACATACTTGGCAACAGCCCGGTTACTTTGAACCGTCAGTATGCCTTCGTTGTTGTGCTCGATTTGCCCACTGCTGAAAAGTGCGTAACCCTGCGAGCAGGCAGCCGAAACTTCCTTCGCATACAGCTGCCAAACAATAAAGCCGTTACGCTTCAGTCGCTGAGTCAAGTTCGGAGCAACTCGAGCGTCGATTGCTATGGCCTTGATTTTGTGGTCACGATACAGCTTGACGATTGTGTTGTAAAGCAGTTGCTCGGTCGGCTGGTTGAAGGTAGCAACCAATTCGGTCTCGACGGTGTCACCGCGGCGGTTCGCGGCAGCGATAGTGGCATACTCCCACTTGGCTGTAACGTCGACTCCCAAGACTGAGCCCTCGAGCTCGGTGATACCCTGGCCGGCTGCCTGGTGGAATAGTTGCGCCGGTAGCCAAGTCTCGGTCACGCCGGCGATGAACTGGTTGAGTCGGTAACGTCTGGCCTCGTGCTCGGGGATTGTGGCAAGGTCTGACAGCATGCGCTCCAGGGGGATGCGGCCACACTCAACGGCTGGGTTGCTGGCCAGAATGGCTGCAGGGTCGGTCACGCTTGAACCTTCGGGAGCCGTCCAGTTGAAGAAGCCGAAACGCTCAAGCTCAGGGTCTCCGTTAGCGCTGCGCTCGCCTTGCTTGTAAAGGTCGATAAGTGTTTCGCTGGACTCGTCGCCGGCAGTAGTAATCATGAACACAGCTCCGTCCTCAGAGGGCGACGACGTTCCCAAGACGGCAGCCGAATACATGCCACGCTTTGCCAAGTGCCCCTCGTCGAACAGGCAAAGGCTAATCGGGATACCCTGTAGCGCTGCTTCTTTGGCAGGCTTCACGTCATACCGGCCACGTCCGTCAGCGGTCACAATGCCTCGGCGCTCAGTCGCCTTCTTGAAACGCTTTCTGAGTGCCGGGTTCTCCTGAATTACAAAAAGGACTCGGGTGCTGGCTAATTTGGCGCTCATGTTGGCTGCCAGGTATGACGAGAAGGGCGAAACGTCGACTGCCGGTGAACTTCGCAAGACTATGAACGAGCTGCGCTCGGCCATGAACTCTGAGCCAGACTTCGACCCGCTAGAGAACCTACTCAAGCACTAATGCTTTACCCGGCGACCTACACCAAACCGCTCAGCGAGGACTTCGTCACTGACGGAGACAAGCTCATCGAATTGGTGCGGTTAGCCTGGCGTTCGCCTGAGTCGCCTGACGGTATCAAACTGGACGAGTGGCAAGAGTGGCTGTTGCGTCACATGCTCGAGCGCTACCCTGATAATCACCCGACGCTACCGGGCAGGCTCCGTTTTAGGCAAGTCTGCGTCAGTATCCCTCGCCAGTCAGGTAAGTCGCTCCTGGGCGCAATCCTCGGACTCTACGGCCTACTCATGCACATGCCTAACGGCGGCGCACAGGTTCTTAGCCTCGCCTCGAGCACCGAGCAGGCCATGATTATTTACAGCCGAGTCTTGTTCGTCATTCAGGAGAACCCGGCACTCAGAAAGC